TTAACAGCAATTATATTGTATAATATAGATGCGCAAGAGTTAGCATAAGATTCGCGCATGATAGACGACGATTGTTTGTCTACACCTCCTGAAGTGCGGCTGCTGGGGCACGCAGCCGCCTCGTGGAAAGTTGGTAGAGTGGTTGATTACGTCCGCCTTGAAAGCGGAAGGCCAGATGAAAATGGTTCGTGGGTTCAAATCCCACACTTTCCTCCAGCGCTCAACGGGCATTATGAGCTAAAATAGGCCTACTTAACGAGACACAAGTATAAATTCTCTCCGATTTAGTCACGCTCTCTACGGGGAACTAGGGGATAGGGCCTTCTCTCCTAGCAGTGACAGACGCGTACCGGCCAGCAATGCGACCGGGCATACCTTAGCCGCCTGGGGATGCTTAAACGCGAGACGGAATGGTTTCCTTTACGAAGGCAGCCAGCCGTGAGATCTTGCGAGATTTCACGGTTATACAGGGATTTAGCCAAGTGGCAAGGCAACGGACTTTGACTCCGTTATACGATAGTTCGATTCTATCAATCCCTGCCATGGGAATATAGCTTAACTGGTAAAGCAGCTGGCTCATAACCGGCCACATACGGGTTCAATCCCTGTTGTTCCCACCATTCTTTGTAGTCGCACTTCCTACAAAGAAAATTTGATTGAATCATATCACTTCCCTGGGTGCAGAAGTAAACTGACACCTACCAGCGGGAAACCGCATACAACTACATAGGTGCAGCGACCCGGTACAATATCTTGTGCAAATTTATTGTGTCGGGAGGTGGAAGCACAGAGACGCTTAACGGCTGCACCGGACAATAAAAGTGGTTATTGCAAAATACGCAACAACCACTTTTTATTTAAAAATTATTTACGCTGGGCACATATTTCTGTTGAGCCGCGTAAAAAAGTATGATTTGCAGAAATGAATTGTAATAGTTCCATGTTCGTAGGAGTGTACTGAAAGCCCACCATGCTTATCACTGTACGAACACAAATCTATTTTTACTGGATTGACCAGTAAAGGAAGCTGTTCTGCATAATTATATTGGATTTCAATGTAGTCATTGGAAATCACGACACGGCGTATAAGAGACGTGAAAAGTATTTGTTTATACTTTTCCGTCTCTTTTGCTTTGTCCAAAATGGACTGAAAGAAGAAACAAATCTTTTCTTCCGTCAAAGTGCCGTGATCATTCATGAGCTTTAATTTTTCTAGTTCACATTTGAGTGCTTCTAGGACTGCTTCATTTTCACTCAGAGAGGTTGATAAGGCATCAGATATAATTCCACGCTCGATAGCTTTGACACAATTCTGGACTTTCTTAGAGGTTTCTGCAATACGATTTTCCAATGCTTTTATCTCCAAGTTCTTGCTATCACTGTCCTGTAATGCGATAGCTTGTTTTGCTATAGCGCGGATCGTTTCTTTATTGGAAAGTAATTCAGTTGTTTTTTGGCAAACAATGCCTTCTAAAATATCTGCCCTTATATTTTTCGTTTCGCAATAAGGGTAGCGGTTTGATTTATGATGGTGAGAGCAAATATAGTAGAAGTATTTATCACCACTTCGGGACGTTCCAGAAGTACCACTTACTTTAGAACCACAAGCACCACAGGAAATTTTGCCAGATAAAAGATATTTATCATTTGTTTTTACACAGTGCTTTTTCATGAATTTTACCTTTCTTTGAGCCAATTCAAATGTTGCGTCAGAAATAATTTGAGGGATAGCATGGGGGATACGGATATCTTTCCAGATGTAGGTGCCTAAATACCGTTCGTTGTGAAGGATAGAATAGACTCTACTTCTGGAAAACGCATATCCATTTGCAGTAGTTAACTTCTCCTCATTCAACGCATTAGTAATCTGACGAACACTGAACCCGGTCAAGAACATATCGTATATTTTACGGACGATATTCACTTTGTTTTCGTCGATAATAAGTCTCTTGTCGGAATCCAATTTATACCCCAAAGGAAGGTTGCCACCGGCCCATTTACCTTCCATGGCGTTTTGTGTCATGCCACGAATTACATTTTCTGATAATTCAGCGGAATAATATTCAGCGATACCTTCTATGACTGATTCAAGGAGCTTACCAGCTGGATCATCTGTAATATTTTCCATGGCAGAAATAACTTTAATGCAATTTTTCCCCAGTTTATGCTTGTATATAGCACTATCATATCTATCACGAGAAAAACGGTTCAGCTTGTATACTAATACATACTGAAAGGTGCATTTAGCAGAGTCTCTTATCATCATCTGAAACTCAGGTCTTTTATCTGATCGGCCGGTAAGTGCCCTATCGGTATAAATATGTATCACATTCAGATCGTTTCTTTCTGCATATTGCTTACAGACACGGATTTGTCCTTCGATTGACTCTTCTCTTTGCCTATCAGACGAGTATCTAGCGTAGATCACGGCATTTTTCACTAGTATCACCTCTTTTTACCAGTTTTATATTTTCCCACGAACTTCTTTTACTAGTCCGATGATTCTTACTGGCAATAAATCAATATCTTCTTTTGAGTAGAAATGTGGCTCATAAACAGATGTATTCAATGCTACTAATATGATACCTTGTGGCAATTTCTTTACATTTTTTACTGTAGCGTCATTCCCATTTACAAGGACAACTGCCATTTGCCCACTATCAACATCACTTTGCTTATGGACAATAATAGTATCTCCATTCCAAATTCTCGGCTCCATGGAGCGCCCTTTTATTTTTAAACCAAAATATTCTCTAGGGTCTCCCCATGTTGAAGGAATTTCTTCATAATCTTCAATTTCTTGTATAGTGTCAATAGGAATGCCAGCAGCTACTGTTCCTAACACAGGAATGCGGTTAGCTTTTGCCGAAATAGATGTATTGTCTTTTTCTATCCCTAACAAATAATCTACGGAAACATCGAAATATTTTGCCAGCTTTATCAACAAGTTATAAGGGGGTTGACGTTCTCCTAATTCATAAAAAGAAATTGCTTTAGGAGTAACGCCGAAAATTTCAGATAAATCTTTTTGAGTCAATTTCCGATTTTCTCGTAATGCTTTTAACCGTATTGAAAGCATGGTAATTCTCCTTTAACAGGTTTATTGATCAAATGCTTCTCCGCAGTTCAATAACTTTTCCAACGATTCTAACAGGTAAGTTGCGAATATCTTCATTTGAATAGAAGGTTGGCGGATATACATCTTGGTTGAACGCAGTAAGCATGATCCCTTGTTTCGTTTTATGAACTTGCTTGCAAGTTGCTTCATCACCATTGATCATTACCACTGCAATATCACCATCATCAACGTCTTCCTGCATGCGGACAATAATACAATCGCCCTCTTCTAACTTTGGCTCCATTGATTTCCCTACAATTTTCAAGCCAAAAACTGTTCCCCAAGCCTGCTTTTCATCGATATAGATTTCTCCCTCTATGTTTTGCTCAGCAAACATAGGCATACCACAAACTACTCTTCCAACAATAGGGATTTTTACTCTACTTTCAATACCGTTATAATCTGGAATTAGTTCAAAAATACTACAATGTAGTGCTTGTGATAATTTCCATGCAAGAGGAAGTCGCATAGAGTTTATTTCACCATTTTCCCAGCGAGAAATTGTGGCATCAGATACACCTACTCGCTTTGCTACTTCCTTTGTTGTTAAGCCTAATTCAAGCCGTTTTCCTTTTATAACTTGCCCAATTTTTGACATGTAAATTCCTCCCTGCCACAATATAACCGTATTAAATACAGTATATATTATTCATTGCGAAAACGCAATGTTGAGTAAAAAATAAATAAAAACATTGCGTTTTCGCATTGACAATGGCTTTTATCAATGATACAATAATCTACGAAAACGCAGATTATTATAATGGAGATGTGGGAAATGAATAGAGATTTATTTGCCAAATACATGCGCGAAAATGGATATACGATAAAAAAGTTAGCTAGTGAAATTGGTGTAAATACATCGACTTTATCGTTAAAAATTAATGGTCATAGAGAATTTACCATAAAAGAAGTTGCTCGAATATGTGACATATTGCATATTAATAAGCAAGTAATGTGGGAGATATTTTTTTATCCCAAAATCTACGTAAACGCAGAAATGGAGGATTGATTATGGAAATGTTAATTCGTTTCATCCAGGATTATTGTATCGAACACGACGATGAATTTCAGGAGTGGAGAAAAAAGCATGCGACTGAAAAAGATGAAGATTGTTAAAGTTGCCGTTGCGATTATATTGACCGCAACGGCTGGTTATGCCGCTTTTGCTCATCCGGAAACCGAAACAATTGAATACAGAACCACCATCTCACAGGGGGAAACCTTGTGGGACGTGTGTGCTCGTATTGCCAGCGACGAGGACGATTTGTCCTATCTCGTCTGGCAAACCAAAAAAGAAAATGGTATCCAGGACGCAGGCAATTTGCAGCCTGGGACAGAAGTCATTATTCATCCTAGAAGGGTGGTGAGACCATGAAGCGTATCACCATCGAAATTGAAGGGCATGACGTGAAAATCACGTCCAAAAATTGTGCGAAGCTGGATGAAGCTATCGCACTAAAGGCTCTCTTGCGTCGCGTCCGGGACGAAGGTTTGTCTCCTGGATACTTGAGCAAATTTTTAGGCGTCAAATTTGCTCAAGTTGACAATATTTGTAAACCGGGGAAAGAAAATGGATGATTTTAAATGGGAAACTATATTCTATTTTTCCGTTGATCGATCCGCCAATCGTGGTTTCAGTATTCTTCAGATTTTTCTTGAAACTGCAAATTTGAAACTAGATGATATTTTACGAAAAATAGCGTCTGGGAAGTATGAAATTGTTTTGCGCAAAAAGAAAAAGAGGAAAAGCCTAAGCGCAAACGCCTACATGTGGGTTCTTTGCGATGAAATAGCTAAAGTGATTCACAGCACTAAGGATGAAGTGTATCGACAAGCGATTTTAAACGTGGGTGTCTTTATCCATATGGCATGTGTGGAGCGCGCCTGGGAACGCACGAAGGCGGAATGGGCCAATAAGGGCCTTGGATATTTCTGCCAAGAAGTGGAGAGGAAACGTGGATGGATTTCTTTCCACGCCTATGTGGGATCATCCAACTACACAGCGCAGGAACTAGCACGTCTCATTGATGAGCTTGTCCAGGAAGCTGAAAATATTGGCATTGATACGCTTTCCTCCAGGGAGCGTCGTCAACTTATTATGAAATGGGGTGAAGAACATGAAATGTCCTAAAGAAGGTCGGATTCGTCTTACTCCAACAGGTTATAAAAAAATATGCCAGCTTGTCGATAGGCGAGCCAGTGATAACAATGGTTTTTTAGCTTGCGAAATGTGTGGTCGAAATAGAAACGCCGTGGCGGCTTTCCATCATCATCACATTCGCTTTCGTAGTGCTTTTGGCGGCGATACTTTGGAAAATTTGATTCTCTTGTGCGATAAGTGCCATGCAAAAGCTCACGGCGTAGAAGAAAAAACGTTTCAGAAAGATTGCCTGGAACGTGTCAATGATGATTATGCGGGATTTTTCAATGAGATGTATCAGCCAGAAGCACAGGAGATTTATAAAAAATACAGAAAGTAGGTGCGCTGTGAGGAAATATTATTCGTCTGCCGATGTGGTAAATGACGATTTTTTGCCCGTCCCCATGGTTTTACTGACTAATCCTAATTTTTCTTTAGGAGAAGTCGTACTCTATGCTTTCATCAAGAATCGAATGAAGTTGTCTCAAATGAACACTGAACGGTTTGAAGATGAAAGAGGCATTTTTGTCATTTACAAGCAGAAAGACCTTGCAGAAATGCTTCATAGGGACGTAAAGACTATCAAGCGGTATTTTGAGGCGTTGAAGAAAGCCGGTCTGATTCTCACCGTGCAAGAGGAAGCAGGCAGACCGGCAAAAATCTACTTGGGGAACCTATATAGTCTTGCCTCTATGGGGGACAAAAATGTCCCCCGCGAGGGACAAAAATGTCCCCCATACGAGGGACAAAAATGTCCCCCTAATAAAGAAGATATAGAGAAAGAAGATATTAAGAAAGAAGATTATAGTCTAGGGCCAAACTCGAAAAGCGAAAAAATCCCACAACCAATCATGACCATGTTTGAGGATTTCGCAGGGAACAATCAGAAACTTGTTGACTCATTGGCATCCTGGTATCTGGAAAGAAAGTCTCATAAAAAGACACCAACGGAAAGAGCTTGTAAATTGTGCTTGAAAGAATTGTACAAACTTTCTCGTGGTAATGAACTGATAATGCTTGCAACCATTGATCAGTCTATTGTAAATGGTTGGCAGGGGTTTTTCCCCATTAAAGGGAATTTCGTGAATCATGGAAAATCCAAGGCACAAACCGTTTATGAATCGTTAGGAGGTAGCAATGGAGAAACTGAAGAAGGCATTGGCGATATTATCTGAGTGTTATGAGTTCTTTACACCAGAAAAAGCAAATGCTTATTTCATTTTTCTGAAAGACTTGCCAGATGACGCAGTAGCTGCTGCTATCGGTGATTTGATTAGGACAGAAGAGAAACTTCCTTCTATTGCTAAAATCAGAAGCCGCACAGAGGCACTGATTGGCACTACAAAGGGTATTGAAGAAGTAGATGTAGGACAAAAGTGGAATCAATTTATCAATGCTTGCAAGAATGCTGGTTATTTTGATAAGGCGGTGCACTTCCCTGATGATATCGTGCTGGAAACGGTAGCAGAAATGTTTCCTCTTGAAGAAATGCGTCGGGTGACGCTTGAAAAACTGCCAATCATTCGTGCACAGTTCATTGCCCGGTATAAGGAAACCATGGGACACGCAGAACAGCGTAGACGTGATGTGCTGATTATTCAGCGGATACCCGGACTGGCAATGATTGGGCAAATGCCAACAGACAAGAAACTTTTGAGGTGAGTGCTATGAATGTAGCAGGCGTGATTGGAGAAATTGTATCAGAACCGAAAGTATTCACTATGAGTGAAGATAAACCGGAAAGAATGGTTCTATTTACTGTTAGGGTTCCTGGAATCAAAGAGGACTGGGAAACACAGGCATATGATGAATGCATCCCTATTAGAATCCCACTTAAAATTATGGGCAGTCACTTCAACTCACTAAAGCAAGGATCCTTTGCTTATGTGACAGGTGCACTCATGAAGGGGCGGTATCTTACTCA